TAGCAACAGGTATTTAAACTCATTAGGGTTGTCCATAGGAGACGTGGTGGGGTTTACACCAGATTCAGAATACGAGTTTAATGTAGACAATAAAAAATTATATAGAGTTTTATCAAATCAAGTTACAATAAAATATGGATCGAAGAAAAAAAGTAATTGAAGCGGCAGAAATTGCTTTAGTAGAACTTGACAAAGTTATAAAACAAAAAATTAATTTAGTTGAGTTAGAGCCTGAAAAAGCAAAAATAGCTGCTCAAGCTAAATGGGTTGCAATTGAAGACTCATTTAAAATTATAGAAAAAATAGAAGAATCATCACTGGATAAAAAGACTGAAAATAAAGTTAAGTTTTTAGGTGTAGAAGATAGGATAAAATAATGTATAAACAATCACTTTATAACATTACCAAAGATCATCTTGATGCTAAAGGAGTAATAAAAAAAAATAAACTTAAAAAATATAAGTATGGCTACGATATAGATTTAGATTGCGTAGTCATAAGTAAAGACGGCACAATTGGTGACATATATGAGATTCAAGGTCTTAAGATAGCAATACCTCAAACCCCTAAAAAAATAAGTGGTCAAGACATAAAACAAAAAGACCAAGTATTTATAAGAAGGGAAAGACCAGAATCATTAAGAAAAATAAAATCGATACATGAATTTAAAAACCATCCTGAACAAACTAAAGATCACTATTATAAATATATTGATGCTGAGTTTAATTGCAGGACTGATGGGTATTGGTTCATGTGCAACGGTGAGCCGTGTTACATTACGGGGTCACACTATATGTACCTCAACTGGACAAAAATTGATGTGGGTGCACCCGAGTTTAGACAAGCAAACAGAATATTCTATTATTTCTGGGAGGCTTGCAAGGCAGATTACAGATGCTACGGCATGTGCTACCTCAAAAACAGACGGTCTGGATTTAGCTTCATGGCATCATCAGAAACTGTTAACGTGGCTACAACATCAAGAGATTCTAGATTCGGTATATTATCAAAAACGGGAGCTGATGCTAAAAAAATGTTTACAGACAAAGTAGTACCCATATCAGTAAACTATCCCTTCTTTTTCAAACCTATACAAGATGGTATGGAAAGACCTAAAACAGAATTATCTTATAAGTTACCCTCAAGAAGGTTGACTAGGAATTCTTTTAAAGAGTCTGAAGACGAATTGTTAGGGCAGGGGCTTGATACAACTATTGATTGGAAAAATACTGGTGATAATAGCTATGATGGTGAAAAGCTTATTTTATTAGTGCATGATGAATCTGGTAAATGGGAAAGACCTGATAACATATTAAACAACTGGCGTGTAACAAAAACTTGTTTAAGATTAGGAGCAAGAGTTGTTGGTAAATGTATGATGGGTTCTACATCTAATTCTTTAGATAAAGGTGGAGATAATTTTAAAAAATTATACTATGGATCGGATGTTACTAAAAGAAATAAAAATGGCCAGACTTCAAGTGGACTATATTCTTTGTTCATACCTATGGAATGGGGTTACGAAGGATTTATTAATAAGTATGGGTACCCTGTATTCGATACCCCACAAGACCCGGTTGAAGCAATTGATGGAAGTATCATTTATTCAGGAGTCATTGAACACTGGGAAAACGAGGTTGAAGGACTTAGAAAAGATGCTGACGCACTAAATGAATATTACAGACAATTTCCTAGAAGCGAAAAGCATGCGTTTAGGGACGAAACATTAAACTCTTTATTTAATTTAACTAAAATTTACGAGCAAATAGATCATAATGAAGAAATGACTTCAAAAGGTTATGTTGCTCGAGGAAGTTTTTCTTGGAGAAACGGTATAAAAGATACAGAAGTAATTTGGACACCTACAAAAAATGGAAGGTTTTATGTTAGTTGGTTGCCAAAAAAAGAATTAAGAAATAATATTATTGAAAAAAATGGTATTAAATATCCTGGTAATGACGGGTTTGGGGCTTTTGGCTGTGACTCTTATGATATATCGGGGACTGTAGGGGGCGGTGGTTCTAATGGAGCGCTGCACGGGTTAACAACTTTTTCTATGAATCCAGACTTTCCTAGCAGCAAAATTTTTTTAGAGTACGTTGCTAGGCCCCAAACTGCAGAAATATTTTTTGAAGATGTGCTTATGGCAATAGCTTTTTATGGGTTACCTATATTAGCTGAAAATAATAAGCCAAGATTATTATATCATTTAAAAAGAAGAGGTTATAGAGGCTTTTCTATGAACCGCCCCGACAAGCTTCGTGGCGCATTATCTAAAACTGAAATAGAATTAGGTGGTATACCTAATACTTCAGAAGATATAAGACAAGCGCATGCGGCTGCTATAGAATCTTACATAGAAGAAAATGTGGGCAAGCAAGGTGAAAGCCACGGCAATATGCATTTTCAAAGAACATTAGAAGATTGGGCTAAGTTTGATATTTCAAAACGTACTGCTCATGACGCATCTATAAGCAGTGGGCTGGCTATAATGGCTTGCAGAAAACATTTATATAGGCCTCGACAAGAAAAAACAACAAAAAAACTAAATTTTTCATTCTCCAAATATAAGAATGAAGGTTATAAAAGTGCGCTAATTAAATAAATATGGCATATACTGAAACAAATATTGAATTCCCTAGTCAAGCAGTACCTGACGTTGAGAAACAATCAATAGAGTATGGAACAAAAGTTGCTAAGGCTATTGAACAAGATTGGTTTAACAAAGAAGGATCTCGAGGGCGTTTTAATCAAGCAATAGATGAATATCATAGATTAAGACTTTATGCCAGAGGAGAGCAATCAATTGGTAAATATAAAGATGAGTTTGCTATAAATGGAGATTTATCATATCTGAATTTAGATTGGAAGCCAGTACCTATAATACCTAAGTTTATTGATATAGTAGTAAATGGTATGCAAGACAGACTTTTTTCAATAAAAGCTTTTGCTCAAGACCCTATATCTACAGGCAGAAGAACTCAATTTGTTAATTCAATACAAAGAGATATAAATGCAAAAAGCTTAATAGATGATATTAAAAGCAAATTAAATGTTGACGTTAGAAATGTTCCTGATGAAGATGCTCCCCAAAACACTGAAGAATTGCAGCTTTATATGCAATTACAATATAAACAAGCAATTGAAATTGCACAGGAGCAGGCTATAAATAACGTATTTTTAAGCAATAAATATGATCAAATAAAAAAACGTTTTGATTATGATATTGCAGTTATAGGAATAGGGGCAGCTAAACACTCTTTTAACAATACGGACGGAATAAAATTAGACTATGTTGATCCCGCTAATTTGGTGTGGTCATATACAGAAGACCCCAACTTTCAGGATTGTTATTACTTTGGGGAAATTAAAAAAGTAAAAATAAATGAATTAAAAAAACAATTTCCAGAAATACAAATTGAGCAATTAGAGGATATAAGATCAAAAGGACAATATAATAGTTCTTACTCAAGTTCTATAGGTTCAGAAAGTGAACAAGAGGATAATAATACAGTAACTCTTTTATATTTTAATTGGAAAACTTTTGAAAATAGCGTATACAAAATTAAAGAAACCTCAACGGGAGGTGCTAGGGCTATACAAAAAGATGATTCTTTTAATCCGCCTAAAGATAAAAGAACCAGATTTGAAAGGGTAGCTCAATCTATAGAAGTTGTTTATGAAGGTGTATATGTGCTTGGTAATAATTCTTTGCTAAGATGGGGCAAAGTTAAAAATATGATAAGACCTTTTTCAAACACTAATAAGGTTTTAATGGATTATATAGTGTCCGCCCCTAGAATATACAAAGGTAAAATTGATTCTCTTGTTTCAAAAATGACTCCTTATGCTGATTTGGTACAGCTTACTCATTTAAAAATGCAACAAGCTATACAAAAAATGGTTCCTTCTGGCGTTTATTTAGATGCTGATGGTTTAGCTGAGATAGATTTAGGCAATGGTACTAGTTATAATCCTCAGGAAGCACTTAATATGTATTTTCAAACTGGATCAATAATAGGAAGATCTTTGACCGTAGATGGTGATCCAAATCCAGGTAAAGTTCCTATACAAGAATTGCCTGGTGGTGGAGGTAACCAAATACAAGTTTTAATTGCAGCATACAATCAGTATTTACAAATGATGCGTGATGTAACCGGATTAAACGAAGCAAGAGATGGTTCTGATCCTGACCCAAAAGCTTTAGTAGGCGTACAGAAAATGGCGGCCGCAAATAGCAATGTTGCTACTAGACATATTTTAGAAAGTAGCATGTTTATAACTAGCACCCTGGCGGAAGCAATATCACTAAGATTTAAAGATGCATTAGAATTTCATCCTACTAAAAAAGCATTTGTTAGTGCATTAGGTCAATTTACAGTGGGAGCCTTAGAAGAAATGAATAATTTGCATATTCATGACTTTGGTATTTTTTTAGAAATTGAGCCCGACGAAACAGAAAAACAGCTATTAGAAGCAAATATTCAAGTAGCTCTGTCTCAAAATAGTATTAATTTAGAAGATGCTATTGACATTAGAGACATAAAAAATGTTAAATTAGCAAATCAACTTTTAAAAATAAGAAGAAGAAGAAAAGAGGCGAATGATATAGAAAATTCTAAAGCTGCTTCTGTTGCTCAAGCAGAAGCTCAAGGGCAAGCTCAAATACAAATTGAACAAGCAAAAGCTAATTCAAATCAAGTTAAAGCTGAAACTGCTATTCAAATATCAACAGCGGAAAATGAGCTAAGCATAAAAAAATTAGAAATAGAGGCTCAAACTAAAAAAGAATTAATGCATTACGAGTATGAGCTCAATGTAAAATTAAAAAATATTGAATTATCTGCTCAAAAAGAATTAGCGGATAAACAATCTATAACACAAGAAAGAATTGCTGACAAAAAAATTAACACCGGGGCTATAACTGGTCCTCCAAAAACAGAGAAACCAAAAAAATCATTTGAATCAAAAGGAAATGATGTTTTAGGAGGATTTGACTTATCAAGATTTGAGCCTAGGTAAATTTATTTATTATATTATATTTTATTATGGAAGAAAAAATTGAAGTAAAAGCAGCTGAGGTAAAAGAACAAACCTCACCGCAAGAAAAAGAGACCGCTGTGCTTGAAAAAGCAGTTGAAAGTGGAGAAGTAGATTCTAATTATGGTTTTCAAGATGACGGAGTATATCGTGTAGATCTTGACAACCCAAAAACCGAAAAAACAAATGCCGTTGAGGAGCAAAGCGCAGATGAAGTATCTGTACGCAACGAACCCGAAGCTAGCGAAGAAGTTCGTGAAGAAAACAAGCAAGAAAGCGTTGAAGAACCTGCCAAAGAAATTGAAAAAGAAGAAAAAGAGCAGCCGTTAGAAACTTTAGAACTTATAGAAGATCCAAGTTTAGAAATAACGGAAACAAAGCAAGAAAAAAAAGAAGAAAAAGAAGAAGAAAAAAATGAAATTGCACAAGAGCCTATTGTAGATTCTGTGCAAACAAAAGAATACCCAGAAAATATACAAAAATTAGTAGATTTTATGGAAGAGACTAATGGTACTTTAGAAGATTATGTTAATCTTAATAAAGACTATTCCAAAATGGAAAATACCAGTTTAGTTTATGAGTACTACAAAAGTAGCAAACCTCATTTAAATAATGAGGATATTAATTTTTTAATGCAAAAAGAATTTGCTTATGACGAAGAGGTCGCAGAACCTTCTGAAGTTAGGGCAAAACAGCTTGCATTTAAAGAGGAGCTATATAAAGCAAACCAGCATTTTTTAAATTCTAAGGAAAAATACTATGCAGATCTTAAGTTAAGAAAGCAAAATGAAGTACCTGCAGAATATAAAGAAGCTATAGAATTTTATAATAGCAAAAAAGAAGCAGAAGAAGAAGGAGAAAAATTAAGAAAAGACTTTACTAATAAAACTAATAAAGTTTTTGACAACGAATTCAAAGGTTTTGATTTTAAAGTTGGCGAAAAAAAATTTAGATTTAAGGTAGAGGATAAAGAAAAAATTAGAAACAGTCAAAGTGATTTAAAAAACTTTGCTTCTCTTTTTATGGATAAACAAAATTCTTTTATTGAAAAACCATTAGATTATCATAAAGCTATATTTGCGGGCGCTAACGCGGACAAGTTAGCATCACATTTTTATGAGCAAGGCCGTGCCGATGCTATCAAAGAAAATGTAAAAAACGCTAAAAATATAGATATGCAACCTAGGGTTGATAACTCTGTAATTAGTACATCAGCGGGATCAAAAGTAAAAGTAGTTTCGGGAAATTCATCAGATAAGCTTCGCATAAAATGGAATAAATAATTTTTAAAATTTAAAAAATGGCTTTTACAAGTGGAATACCAGCGGCTTTGCAACCAACTCAAAGCAAAGCTCTTTATACTGGTAACTATATTGATTTTACAGATAGCTCATTTAATCAGTG